AATGTGGGAGGTGTTACTCCCGAACAAGAACAAATGGTGCAGAATACGATTGGGGACATTGCCCCCGGAGCACGCCCGAACTCACTGGCGTTTATGCCACACGATAAGTACAAGGACATGACAGACACAATAACGCGTACGGGAAAATTCCTTGGGCAGAACGTAGGGCGCGGGGGAGCCTCAGACGCTGAGAAGTTTGGGAGCACTGGGCATACTCATATTGGTCCAGCCCTTAGCGTGGTTCCTATGGGCAGGACTTGGATGGACGACGCACTATTGAAAGACCCAAAGGCTCTCAGGGATACCCTCGGGCATGAACTGGGACACTATGCAGAGAAAGACGCCTCCTCTGAATCTGGCGCAGATGCAATACGGGACCAAGTATATCGCCCGCGTGCCATTGCTCAAGAGCAGTTGACGCAGCAAGTTAGGGATTTACCCTTGCGTAAATTTGTATATGCCCCAAAGTTTTAGGAGTTTTTATGCCCGCCAGTGAGATCATGCACAAGTTTTACCACCATCAGAAAATGTCTAATGGCAAGATGATCAAGAATCTTGCGCAAGCAAAGGCTATCGCCAGTCAGTATGGTTCTGAAGGCGAAGAGAAGAAATCCAAGAAATTCACGTACGCAAAGAAGTAGACCCAGAGGATGCCGAGGCATTTTATGTCGGTCACGATTGAACGCAGTCGGAACGGATTGGTTTCTATAGAGGTCGGGCGTGAATTGCTACGTTTGATCTTCCCGCATTACCCGATGCTCGATGAGTGCCATCCGTTACCCCAATGGGTGAAGGATAAATTGGCAGGTGGCTATGGAAAAACTTAGCACCGAAGAAAAAGTTCTCAAGGCTGCATGGCACGCTTTAATCGCCCTCGTAGGCTTGTATGAGCTGAGAAACCACAGGACCAAAGTGTCGAAAGTGCTTGCCTGTGGACTGATTGCCTTCCATACAGATGCGGCAATCAGCGACATACAAGACAAGCCTACAGAACTGCAGCGTTTGCTAAGAAAATTGAGGAAATAACATGGCAGAAACTGGACAAGACGTAAATACGATGACGACCAATGCGCCGTCTGCACCCCTGCCATACGAGCAGCCTGAAAAGCCCGAAGATTCTCCCCTAGGCATGTACGCCCCGATAGAATACTCCTCGGAACCATTCGCGGAACTTTCGGATGACGCAAAAGGCGCGCTGATGCAGTTGGACATCTTGGCAACTAAGACGGACGTTGCAGCACGCAGGTTTGAAGTTGAGCAGGCTTGGGAAGCTCTCCACTTTGATCGCGGCTACCAGCACCTCCTGCGCGGTAAGCAGGGCGGCTGGTGCCTACCAGGACAAGCATCGGGATTCGGTCCCACATCGCAGCAGAATAACAACACCATCTACGACACGAACGTGTATGGCTCTAAAGGAGACATCATCGTGTCAGCACTTTCTCGGGAAGTGCCGAAGGTGGAATTTTTCCCGGCCAACCCAGACTTCGGCCCTGATATAATCGCTGCTGAAGAAGCGGACAGCTTCAAAGAAATTTGGGCAAGAAACAACAATCTTCACGGCATGCTCGTAGACTGCGCTCGTATTATGTGGAATGAAGATCGCGTACTCGCTTGGACTCGCTACGAATTGAACGGGCAACTGTACGGATTTGAAGGAGAAGAGAATGACACCGCGCCCGTCACCGCAGAAGATTTACTGAATCCTCCCGAGGACACGCCCACAGGTCAAGAAGGTTTGGACGAAGTTCTTGAGCAAACAGAATCTCCTTTAGGAGATGAGGACGAAACTGGAGAAGGAGAGGTTCCTGAGGAGACTGAGGAATACATTACACCTCCAGCGGAACCTACTAAGAAAGCTCGTGGAAGAGAGGTCACTAACCTCTTCGGAAAATTGGACCATAAATGCCCAATAGCCGTAGACAATGTCAAGGACATGCAGTTCATACAGTTGTATGAAGACCTTGATGTGGCTATTGTAAAGGCAAAGTTCCCGTGGATTGCGGACAAGATAAAGCCCGGATCTGATGGAAATTCTGAAGTAGAACTAGATCGCATTGCTCGTGAAAACACACGTCAAGCAGTGCTCGGCGCGTACGTGACTGGCGACTCTTTACAAAGGCACACAGTTGTAAAACATACGTGGTTTCGTCCGTCAATGTTCATGGACGAAAAAGTGAATGATCAGGTACGTGCTGAACTTTTGGAAGCGTTCCCCAACGGGTGCGTACTCGTTAAGGCGGGTGCGAACTATGCCTACTCGAAGAATGAGAGCATGGATGCTCACCTTGCGATAGCACACCCCTTTTCTGGAAAAGGTCAGAACCGTCGAGCTCTTGGAACATCTCTGATTTCAATTCAGAAAAGAATCAATGATTGGGTCGATTTACAAGACGACTTTTTCAAGCGTACGGTGCCTAAGAAGTGGATGAATGCCGAAGCATTCAACATGGATGCCATCAAGGGGCAGAACAATGTCCCTGGCAGCATTGGTCCATTCCAGCCGCAGCCCGGTCTTACTACCATGGATCAATACATCATGGTCGAGCCCACGCCACAGCCTCAAAATGCTCTGGCTGATTTCATCAAATGGTTTATCACCACTCTTTCAGAAGAGATTACTGGTGCACTCCCAAGCTTATTTGGAGCAGCGACAGGCGAAAACACCGTGGGTAACGCGGTGATCCAAATGGATCAGGCGCTGCAAAGAATTGGTTGCCCATGGAACAATATTCAGGACCTCTTTGCAGAATGCGCGCGTCAAGCAGTGGGATGCGCAGCAGATTGTAGAGAAGGCAAGAAGATTTCACAGACGCTACCTGGAAGGGGCAAGGTTACAGTCAATACCTCCAATCTAGCAGGTAACGTCCTTTGCTTCCCCGAGGCCAACCCAGCTTTCCCTGAGTCATGGAACCAGAAGGAAGCGAAGTTGATCAAGATGATCGACGCAAGTACGCAAAATGAGGCAATCAGACAATGGTTGTTCTCCCCTGCCAACTTGCCGATCCTGCAGAGCGGGATACGCTTGAAGAAATTCAAAGTTCCTGGCGCAGACTCCATAACCAAACAGAAGGCAGAATTCGAGCTGCTCCTGCGCAGCGGCCCGATGCCGAACCCCGCTGTGCTGAAGATTCAGCAAATGCTGGCGCAGGCAGCAGAAAAGATGCAGATTGCCCAGCAAACAATGCAGCCAGTGTCACCTCAAGACATGGCAACGGTACAGCAGTTGCAGCAGATGATGAAGTCTCTGCCTCCGCAAGTTAGTACTATACCTGTTGCACAGGATGAAAGTGAACTGCACCCTGTAGAGGGTGGTGCGTGCTTTGACTGGATGACATCTTCAGAGGGACAAGGGTTCAAGTACGGAACACCACAACAGCGTGTAGCATATCAGAACGTGCACTTGCATTGGTCAGAGCACATGGCTATGGCGAAGAAAATTGCCGCAGCGAATGCGCCTCCGAACAAACCGCCTTCTGAGAGCATCAGCGTTGATGTATCTAAGATGCCACCGAGTGTTGCAATTCAATCCCTGGCTAAAATGGGGATAAACGCCACTCCGAAAGACTTCGCACAGCACGACCAGAATACGCTGAGCATGGCCGTGCAGAAGAAGGCTATACCTGAGGCACTGAAGGGTGAGAAACCCAAGCCTCAGCCCTCTGCGGGAGCAAGACCCCCAAGGCAGTTTGGACAGTAATGAAAGGAGCCATGTATGGCTGAGAATAAGCTAGTAGCGATTCTGGTTAGACATGGCTCCACAACTCTGAATGAAGACAACAAGTTCAGGGCCCGCATGGACCCACCTCTCGATGAGAAGGGGGAAAGCCAAGCGGAAACCGCAGCCGAAGACATTCTGAACTCGGGAGAGAAAGTCACGAGAGTGTACAGCTCTCCACTGCTCAGAGCAACACAAACTGCAGACACTATTGCCGAATACCTAGGCTTGTCTGTGGAGTTGACCCGTGGGCTAATCTCATGGGACTTGGGATTTCTCAGTGGGAAAGATCGAGATGACTTTGCAGACATCTTGGATTTGTACATTGACAATCCGACGCTGAAGGTACCCGAAGGGGAATCTTTGGATGACATGGAACAACGTGTCTTCGATTTCTTCAACGAGAAATTCAAGGGCAACGAACTCGCGGTTTATGTCACACATAATTCCAATATCGTCACCGTGGAAAACATCATATCAGGCAATGGCGATAGTAGGCCAGAATCAGGCGAAACATCAGTGGAACCTGGAGGGGCATTAGGAGTGTTTGTAGACTCAGATGGAAAGTTCAGTTCCGAGGTTCTATTCGGAAAGGGAAAAGAAGCAACGTTTGGGAGTTAAATTTATGACGACTCAGATTAGGCACAAACACATAGACACTGTACCAGAATTGGTTTGTGGAGAATGCTCCAAAGGACCTTTCAGCAAGGAAGAGTTCAAGGATCACATTCTTAGTGAGCACCCAGAAATGGAAAATACAATATTCTGGGCCGACAAGATTGTTTGGACCATGTACCCAGATGTGCAATGTATTTATGGGGATGGTTTTTATCATGGAGCATGACTCAGAAGCAAGAATAGCAAGACTCCTCCAAGCAGCCGCGACTCTTTATACGAGCGGCCACGTACGAGAGGACGCAGTACACGTAGCGTTGCAACTGGAAGCACAGGTTGTTGCTGCGTTAGGCTCAGAGAAAAAGACTCAAGGAGAAGTGACTCATGTCAGATGAAGCAGGAGTTCTAGATTTCACAGGCGTGGACCTAGCTGCCACAGCCTCAGCAGACGCATCGGTGGTGACTCCAGAAGTTACGGAAGCACCAGCAGCTGAGGTAACCCCAGATTCAACCCCAGCAGCCGAGGAAACACAGGCAGCGGACGCAACTAAGAAGACAGAAAAGACTCAATATAATTCGGATGGCTCACCAGTTGAAAAGACAGCAGAAGAGAAGACTGAAGATCTCCCCGGTACCGACAAGACACCAGCGGAGATTCGCCAGTCCCTCAAGGCTTTGCGTGACTTGGACCCTAAGCATGCTGCAGCAGTGAAGCAGTTGCATGGAGCGTACGAGCGCTATGAAGCCATCAAGACTATTTTCCCGGGCGGCGTCAATGAGATCAAAGCAGCCAAAGAATTCATGGATCTCGTTGGTGGGCACGAAGGGTACGAATCACTTACAAGTCTGAAGGGGCGCGCAGAGGCCAGCGATGGCCAGTTGTACTCTGGTGATCCCCAGTTGATCAAGGACATCGAAGCTGACCTGAAGGCTCAAGGCAAGAATGATGCGTGGGGAAAACTAGCTCCCGCCTTCTTGGATGCAGTGAAGGCCAATGACGAAGCAGGATACAAAGCGGCTTTTGCTCCGCATTTCGTGGCAGGGCTGGACTCAGCTAATCTGCCGGGAGCGTTGGACTACCTAGTGAAGTCACTGAATGACCCAGATCCAGCCAAGGCAGTCGCTGCGGCTAAAGAAGCTGCACTAGACATTAAGACGTGGTACGATAAGCTCTCAGTCGAGAACAAAAAGGCTAAGGAAAATGTCGTTTCCCCCGAGCGTAA